AGCGCATGCTTTTGCTGATCTTGGTGATGTTTTTGGAAACAGGTTTGCAGTTGAGCGTGTATTAAATGGAAGCACTGGCGTTATGTTTTTGCTTAATGGCTTGAATATATGGAATCAGACGTTAAAGGAGTTTGCTGGTAACGTAACAATGCTTCGTATGACTGAAGGCATAATGAAGCCTTGGGGAAGACTAAGCAGAGCAGATAAAGAAAAGTTTTTAAAGAACGGTATAGATCAGCAAGCTCATATGCGTATGCAGCAGCAAATTAGCAAGCATGGTGAGCAAGTTGATGGGGAGTGGATGCCAAACACTGATGCTTGGACGGATGGTACAATGCGTCTTACGTTTCGGAATGCACTAAATCAAAATGTAGAGCGTATAATCATTACTCCTGGGGCTGGTGATAGAGCTTTGTGGACATCAACAGAGTTTGGATCAATGATTACTCAATTTAAATCATTTGGTCAGGCAGCTAATGTTCGTATGCTTACATCCGGCTTGCAAGAGCGTGATGGTGCTTTTTGGCAAGGGGCATTTTTGCTTGTTGGTCTTGGAGCAATGGTTAACGAGCTTAAGCGTAAACAATACGGCATTGATAGAAAAGAAACATTTGATGAGAAACTTATCAATGCAATAGATCGTAGTGGGATTACTGGTTACTTTATGGATGTAAATAATGCTGTTGAGAAGTTAAGCAACAACCGTCTTGGTATGCGCCCTGCTTTAACAGATCAGAAAAAGTATCCTATGCCTACTGGTGCTAAACTTAATGCTGTTCTTGGTCCTACTGCTGGCAATCTTAGCAATGCTGCTGGCATTATGACAGATGTTATAACTGGTCAAGCAGATCAGAAAACAGCTGATAGTTTAAGATTTCTTACTCCATTTAGTAATCATCCAGTAGCGGATCCGTTTTTTGATTGGGCGTATGGTCAATAACTATGTGAATTCACTATGATAAGCCAAGACTGTATAAGGGGGTATTATGGCTACTATATCAATTGCAGATAATGATGCTAGAGTTCAATACACTCAGGCCATCAACGGAATAGATAATGATCCTAGTCCTGCGGCTACGGAGCTTACTATTGATTTTCCGTTTTTTAATGTTAGCGACATTAAAGTAATTAAAACAACGGCCTCAGGTTTTGATACAGCTTTGAGCAGGGGAACTGGAACAGGTACTTTTACTGTTACTGGAACTGCTGTTGACGATGGTTTTTCTGGTGGAAATGTTACTTTGCATGACACTGATGCTGCCACAGATACTACTTATACTCTATTTAGAGACATACCTATTGAACGAACTACTGATTTCCCAACAGCCGGTCCGTTTAATATCAACGCTTTGAATACAGAGCTTGATAAGATCTTTGCAATTAAACAGGAGCTTGAGACTCAGTTAAGTCGTACAATTCGCCTTACAGAATCAGATGCCTCATTGCCTATTTCTTTAGTTTTGCCAAAGGCTGCTGACAGAGTTGGTAAGTTCTTATCTTTTGACACAAATGGTGCGCCAGTTGTTACGACTAATGCTGGTAACTATAAAGGCGCATGGTCTGCCGGTGTTTCTTATTCAAACGGTGACACAGTTACAGATACAACAGACAACAACATTTATATTATTAACACTGTTCACACATCTGCTGGCGTATTGCCTTTAACTGGCAATGTTAACTCATCGTATTACACATTGTTTATTGATGTTTCTACAATTCAAACTGTGTTGATAGAAGATTCGGCAACTAAATTGGCAATAGCACTAGGATAGTAAAATGGCTAATACTTTCAAACTTAAGACTAATGGGGCTATGCCAGCCAGTTCTGGTACGCCTGATACTCTATACACTGTTCCGGCATCAACAACGGCAATTGTTGTTGGCTTAACTTTAGCAAACATTCATACGACTTTGGTGACAGCAACCGTTCAAATTGTTTCTACTACTGTAGACACTGAAACCAACGAGACAGTTAGCGTTGTTAAGGACGTTCCTATTTTGGTTGGATCGTCACTAGAGACAATGTCTGGTAACAAATACGTTTTACAAGAAGGCGATGTAATTAAAATTGACTGTAACACATCTGCAAAGATTGACGCTACATTGAGTGTGATGGAGATATCCTGATGCGGTACATTGGTATTGACGCAGATTTTGCTAACAATAGCGTCTACACCTATACGGCTGCTGGCGGTGAGACTAGTATTTCTGGGGTTGATAACTCTGGCAATCCGCTGTTGTTTACGTCTGGCACAAACCTGACTGTGCATCTCAATGGCAGCTTGCTGGTATCTGGTACAGATTACAACACCAGCACAGCTAACACTATTGATGGACTTACTGCGTTAACAGCCAGCGACACTGTAGTTGTTACAGTATACAGACTGTTTAATGGGTCTGATGCAATGCCTTTGATTGGCGGTACATTTGGCGGGGCTGTTATTGGTTCTACTGATGTGCGGTCTATTCCGGCTGTTGGTGCTGCTACCGGCGACATTACGTTAGACTTTGCTACTCATCAGAACTTTGTCCTGACACTGATAGATGATGTGACCTTAGTCAATCCTACTACAGAGGCACTGGGTCAGTCTGGCTTTATCACGTTTATTCAAGACAGCACTGGTGGGTATGGCGTTTCTCTTGACACTGACTATGAGACCGCTGGTGCGGCTGATTTAGTATTATCTAGTACAGCAGACACAACAGATATTGTTCCTTATGTCATTACTGGAACAGGCCGTATTCTATTAGGCGCACCGCAACTAGCATTTGCATAGGGAGTTACTATGTCAGGCCCACTAGGTTCAGCCCAATGGATGTATGCTTCTGGTGCAGAAGTCACCCAGCAATCCCTCAAGTTCAACGATGACGAAAGCCAGTATCTAAGCTGGACACCGGCTGCTGCTGGCAACCGCAGGACTTGGACTTGGGGTGGTTGGGTTAAGCGTGGCAGCAACTTTTTAGGAACAAATCAAAGTTTCTTTTCAACTGCTACCGCTTCTGACGACCTTAGGTTTAGCAGTAACGAAACTATATTGTTTTATGGAGGTGCTGGCCTTTTTAACATACAAACAAGAGCAAAATATAGGGATGTATCTGCTTGGTATCATATTGTTGTAGCTTACGATAGCACTCAAGCAACATCCACGGATAGAATTAAAATATACGTTAATGGTCAACAAGAAACAGACCTTGTTTCTTCTACATATCCAACACTAGACAGAGAAGTTGGGTTTAACAATTCAGTTGCTCACGCAATAGGTCGTAGCCAAAGTGCATCAAGTTCTTACTTTGACGGCTATATGTCAGACATCCACTTTATTGACGGTCAAGCCCTAGACCCTACCAGCTTTGGTGAGTTCACCAACGGCTACTGGAAAGCTAAGGACTACGCTGGTACATACGGCACAAACGGTTTCCACCTGACCTTCCAAGATGACGTTGTTTCTGAGGGGTTCAATGCTGTTACCTATCTTGGCACAGGTGCAGACCAAAGCATCAGTGGGTTGGGTTTTGAGCCAGACCTTGTTTGGATTAAACAAAGAAATGCGCTTGAAAATCACTTTTTAACTGATTCAGTTCGTGGTGCAGGAATACATATGAGGTCAGACGCAACTAGCGGGGAATCTGACACTTCAGCAACCTTCCCCTCATTTGATGCTGACGGTTTTTCACTAACTGGCAGTGGTTCCGCAGAGCCTCAAATAAATGACAACGGAGATACCTACGTTGCTTGGGCTTGGGATGCTGGCACAGTTACTAACCTTGTCACGAATGGTGACTTTTCCGATGGAACTAATAGTTGGACAGCAAATAACTGTAGCGCATCAGTTAATTCTGATGGGCGTTTGTCTGCAACATACTCATCTTCGGGTGCATATGTTTATCAATTAATTACAACTGTGATTGGTCAGACTTACGCTATTACTTACAGCAACTATCAATCTGCTGACTTTGTGTTTGTTCACTCTAACAGTCCAACAGGTACACAAATTGCTGCTTCTGACATCAACGGCAAAGCACCGATTCTGTTCACTGCAACAACAACAACGACTAGCATCCGGTTTGATATTCCAAGTAGCTCAACACGCATCATTGACAATGTTCAAGTTTTTGAAGCAAATACTGATGGCGACATTACTAGTTCGGTGAAGGCTAATCCTAGCTATGGTTTTAGCATAGCAGCCTATACTGGCGATGGCAATTCTGGTGCTACAATAGGACATTCATTAGGCGTTCAACCGGATATGATTATTGTTAAAAGCAGGGATAACGCTAGAGATTGGCGAGTGTATCATTCGTCATTAGGGAACGATAAGACTTTAAACCTTAATACAACATTGGATGAGCAAGGCCCAGCCAGTTATTGGGGTAACACAGACCCGACAGATGAAGTTTTTAGTGTAGGAAGTTTTACAACTGTAAACGGAAATGGTGAAGATTACATAGCCTACTGTTTCGCAGAGGTGGCTGGCTACTCATCTATCGGGTCATATACTGGCACAGGCGTGTCCGGCAATGCTGTGACTGGTCTGGGCTTCAAGCCAGCTTTCTTAATGTTAAAAAAATCATCATCTGATGCTGACCCATCTCCGTGGCAAATTGTTGACAACACACGCAACCCCGATGATATTGCAGATGACCGTTTGTTTGCCAACACTAGCGGTGCAGAGAATCACCAAGGCACTGCCAGTGGTGATGGCGTTACATTTACATCCACAGGGTTTGAGTTGAACGGCACAGGCGGTTGGTTTAATGGCTCTGGTGATACCATAATTTATATGGCATTTGCCGATACCAGAGAAGCAGCCTTTTGGAAGGACGTATCTGGGCAGGGCAACCACTGGACACCTAACAATTTAGACTATCGTGATAGCTTGATTGACAGTCCGGCGAATAACTTTGCCGTGATGAACGCTCTTGAACCTAGTGTTGGAACCTCAGTCACGCTTTCGGAAGGAAACTTAAAAACCGTTGGTAAAACTTCATCTTATTCTGGTGCTGTGACTTCTAGTTTTGAGCAAACCTCTGGTAAATGGTTCTGGGAGGTTTATGTAAATAGCGAGCTTTCTGCTGGAAGCAATCACTATAGTTTTATAGGCGCAGCTACAGGTGAAAATAATCTTGTTCATAAAGCTAACAACTCACAAGTTCCTTCTTTAGCCGCCGGTGTAAACGGCTGGTCTTGGGAGGGTGATGGCACAATAAATCTTACTGGCACTGGAACAATAGCGGTCAGTTCTGTTTCTGCCCCAAGTGCGGGTGATGTTTTAGGCTTCGCAATAGACTTAGACAACGGCAATGTTTATTTTTATTACAACGGAGTAGCGCAAAATTCCGGTAGTGCTGTTATCACTGGTGTAACTGGGCTTCTGCATAACCCTATGGTTGGTGTTTATAACGGTAGCACAGTTACATTCAACTTCGGTCAAGACAGCACCTTCGCTGGCGCAACCACCGCTGGCGGCAACACAGATGACAACGGCATTGGTGACTTCAAGTATGCACCACCGCCAGGCCATCTTGCGCTGTGTACCAGCAACCTTCCAGAGCCTACGATTGTGGATGGGTCTGAGCATTTTAATACTGTGCTGTATACTGGCGATGGTGTACCAATTGGTTCTGGTGGCAACACCATAACAGGGGTTGGGCATCAGCCGGACTTTGTTTGGATTAAGGCAAGAAGCCAAGCCTATAGTAGTCACTTGTATGATACTGTTAGAGGTGTCACTGAAGGATTGGTTTCAAATGAAACTCTTGCTGAAAGCACACGTTCCGAAGGTCTTACATCTTTTGACGTTGATGGGTTTACTGTTGGTAGTCAATTAGGTGAGAATCAATTAAACACTACCTTTGCAGCTTGGAACTGGAAAGCTGGCGGTGCCGCTTCATCAATTGCTGTTGATGCGTATAGTAGTGGTGTGCCAAGTATAGCATCAAGCGTGTCTGCTAATACTGACGCAGGGTTTAGCATTGTGTCATTCACTTGCGGAAGCGGTGTCACAAGCGGAACTGTTGGACACGGGCTTGGCGTTCAACCTCAACTTATTATAGGCAAAACAAGAAATCACAATGTTAGTTGGTATGTTCATACACCATTACTGGCGGCTAATTTATCTGCCATTTTAGACTCACCAGCAGGGTGGTATAACCCCGGATACAATCACTGGAACGACACACACCCGACTGACACAGTGTTTAGTGTCGGCGGTTATATGGCAGGCCACGCTGATTTAACTAGCCCATCAACAAAAATCTGTTATTGTTTCGCAAATGTCGAGGGGTATCAGAAGGTCGGCACCTATGTCGGCAACGGAGTCAGCAATGGGCCTATGGTTTTCACGAATTTTCGGCCCTCATTCGTCCTTACGAAGCGGTCTGATAGTACTAGCTGGTGGGGTATATCAGACAGCGCAAGGTCTCCATTTAACGAAGTAGCAAACACGTTAGCTGCTAATGAAACCTACAGTGAAGCAACATTGACTTCAGATTTAAATGTAGACTTTTTATCTAATGGCTTCAAAATTAGAGATACGAGTTCTTATTACAACGCCACAGGCATCACCTACATTTACCTCGCAATTGCCGAAACGCCCTTTAAATTTTCACTAGCCAGATAGGAGATAACCGATGGCATATAAATACTCAGGTCGTATTATCCGCGCTGGCAAAGCGTGGACAGATAATAACGGTATCCGGCACCCGTCTTCTTGGATGCGCTGGTCATCAGAAACTAAAGCAGCTAAGGGGCTGGTCTGGGAAGATGATGTAAACAATAGTTTTGATGGACGGTTCTATTGGTCTGCTGGGGTGGCTAAAGCACTCGATGATGTGAATGAGGTTGATGAGGACAACAACCCATTGCTGGATGAAGATGGCAATCAAGTCGTAACGCTTGGCCTCAAGTCAAACGCTATTGCCACAGTAAAAGCACAGGCTGGCGGCTTACTAGCCCCGACTGACTGGTACGTTGTTCGTAAAGCAGAAACTACAGTAGCAATACCTGAAAGTGTTGCTTACTTTCGTGCTGCTGTACGCAACGCCAGTGGAGATATTGAGGCAGCGATTGCGGCGGCTAGTGATTTGGCTGCGTTCATTGCGCTTTATGATGTGCCGGTTGATGCTGATGGCAATCCAACTGGTAACGCACCTATTAACAACTGGCCTGACGAGGCATAACGATGACAGAAGAAACCAAGACAACTGCTGACCTAGCTTTTGGCGGTATTACTATTGGTGCTTTCTTTGAGGCATTGCCTGAGATTACCGCAATGGTTGCTTTGTGTTGGTGGTTACTGCGCATCTGGGAGACTGAGACAGTCAAAAGGCTGACTGGCCGAGGCGATGTTTAAAGCAATCGTAATTGCTTGTGCAATAGCAGCACCTACTGAGTGCATTGAGTTTCATGACACTCGTGGTCCTTATGCAAATCAAAAGAAGTGCAAAGAACGTGCTATGGAAATGTCTCGTGATATTGGCGAGATGGGTCATGGTTTAATGCCTATTAAATGGCAATGCAAACCATTAAGAGAAGGTATGTTGTCGTAATGGAGCCTATTTCTACTGCACTGGCTGGCATTGCTCTTGTTCAGCAATCTGTATCATTTATTAAATCAAACATCAGTACAGCTAAAGACATTGGAGAGATAGCTGGTGCTATTGATAGTCTGTTTGCTGGTGAGAAACAGGTACAAGAGGCAAGAAATAAAAAATCTGGAACTGGGTTGGGGGATCAATTCGGTGTTGATACGGTGGCGAAAGAGATCATCGACGCTAAATTGGCGCAAGAAAAGCTGCAAGAAGTGGCGACAATGGTCGATATGCGTTTTGGACACGGAACGTGGGCTGGCATACTTGCGGAACGGCAAAAGCGTATCCAGGAACAGAGAGAAGCTCAGGCGAAAGCAAGAAAAGCAGCGCAGCTTCGTCACAATGAAATGATGGAAAACTTCAAAATAGGTGGAATAATAGTTTTAGTAATGGCTCTTGCTATATTCCTGTTTTTTTTCCTAGTATTCAGTGTAGCTATGGCAAGTACATTGATTCGTTAGGAGAATATTTTGTCTCAGAGCAAAACAGAGAAAATTCTAGAAGCTTATGATCTTATAAAAGAGTATGGCGGGACAAGATCTGCTTCCAGAGAATCAGGAATACCAAGAAGCACATTGCAAAACAGAATTAAGGTTGGCAAGGAAGCTGGCATTATAGATGATTCTGACATTGGTTATACCACACCTGTAAAGATAGATGATGACATTCCTGTTGATGATATTGTCGATCATCTTCACAAAAGATTTAAGCAACGTAAAAAACATCGTGAATCAAAGAAGTGGTCTCCTATACGGATGCACACTGATGACCCTATCGGTTTGTTGTGGTTAGGCGATCCACACATTGACGACAATCATTGCGATTGGGATTCACTTAGAGAGCATATAGATATTATCCAGAACAATGAAGGTATCTACGGCTGCTCACTAGGAGATCAGCAAAATAACTGGGTGGGAAGATTAGGTCGACTTTATGGCGAACAGGATACATCACACAAGACAGCATGGAAATTGGTTGAGTGGTTAATCCAAGAAATGAATCCCATGATTCTTATTGGAGGTAACCATGATATGTGGTCTGGTGCTGGTGATCCGTTGAAGTGGATGGCACAGACAGATTGTTTGTTTGAGAATTGGGAAGCTCGTATTGCATTGAGATTCCCTAATAAGCGTGAGTGTCGTATTGTAGCTGCACATGATATGCCGGGGCATTCGCAGTGGAATCCGTTACATGCACAGATCAAAGCTGCAAAGTTCAAATCTAATGCTCATCTCTACATCTCTGGACACAGACACAACTGGGCATTGGCTCAGATTGAGCTTGTTGAGCAAGAAACTACAGCTTGGTTGGCAAGAGCTAGAGGCTACAAGTATCACGACACATATGCGTTTGTGAAAGGTTTTGAGCAACAGAAGTATGGTCAGGCTATTCTTCAGGTAATAGATCCGACAAATCCTTCCGAGGTGTCATGGGTACAATGTTTTGCTGATCCTCACGAGGGTGCTGAGTATCTACAATATCGTAGATCGCTTCACAAGTAACGGCAGCATAACCAGCTATGTCAACCCAAGAGTCAAAGTGAGTAGGATCATTCTGTAATCTGGAGAGTTTATTTAGAATATGCAAAGCACCAACATCAAATGGAGATATAGGTACACCTAGATGAGCTTCATACAAAGAAGATGCTATGAGAAAATTGTCCGATGGACTTCCATAATTTTCACCACGTTCTTTTACAGCGTCTTTGGCTTTAGCTAATACAATGTCTCTAATTAAATTGTCCATAATACACCGAGGGTTAAATGACTGCCGAAAACATATTAAAGCTCAAACTGCTGCCAAGAGCAATGATGTTTGTGATGACATTAATGAGCTGGCGTGTAGTAGAGTGGTTTATGTCATTACCTGATCCCAGTCCAAGTCAGGCTGGTTTGGTTTCTGTAGTTACTGGTGCTATGACCGGTGCGTTTGCAATCTGGATGAATCACGAAGGAAAAGATCATGTGGCAAGCATTAATAAACCCAATAGCTAGTTTAGCTGGGTCTTGGATGGAGTCCAAGGTTGAGCAAACAAAAGCCAAAGGAAGAGTTGCACAAGCCAAAGCTGAAGCAGAAGCAGAAGTTATGAAGGTTGCTGCTACGCATGAAGCTGGCTGGGAAAAGATTATGGCTCAAGCCAGCGACAATAGCTGGAAAGACGAAGCATGGACAATTTTATTTATAGTTATAATAGCTATGTGCTTTATACCCTTTACACAGCCCTACGTTGAGCGTGGGTTCGCCTCACTGTCTGCTACGCCAGATTGGTTCCAGTATGCTGTTTATGCCAGCATAGCGGCTTCATTTGGCCTTAGAGGGCTGAAAGGTGTTCGTAAGTAAAGTTTTGAACACATCATCAGGATGAACCCTACCATTTCGCTCTCGGTATGTCTTAAACTCTCTTGGTGGCCTTAAGTCTATACCGACATCTTTATCAACAATAACTTCTGTATGAGGTGGCAAGTATATGCCATTGGTATCAAAGTCTTGTGCTGTTGGATCATCTTCAAACATAATGTGAATACCTTTAATTGATTAGTTTAGCTAACATTAAATGGCAACAGAGCATGTTGTTCTCCCTAGAACCTGAGGCCCCCTTGACTGGGGGTCTCTTTTTTTATAGAGTGTTTTAATCACTTGCCCGACTCGGCAGTGGTGGGGAAGAGAAGGGGGTGGCTTTATGCTGCTCCCTTTTCGATTTTAGGGAACATAATATCTCTGTAGTCATCCCTATCACCATATACTTTCATAAATAACTGCATTGTTGCTCTGTCACCAATAAACCTAACATCGAATTTTAGATCTATAAGCTGAACATCTGGTGATGTTGATTCACCTTCATTATCAAGACCAAGAATAAGTCCGAAGCCAGCAAGAGGCTGTGGGTAATTACGGTGCATCCAGAAGTATTGATTCTCTACAAACAGTCCCTCGTCATCAAGAAAGACATCTACTCTATCATCATCATATAAAGGCACAACACAAAACAAGCCTGATGGTGCTTTAATGATTTTGCTGATTTCTTTGTAGTCACCGTTATAATCTACTGTAGTAATTTGTTCCATCTCAGGATCAATAAGATAAGCAAACATTTTATACTCCTTCCCCACCATTGCCGGTCGGGTTAGTTAACAAGTACGATGTCCTCTCCATCTCCGTCATGGAGAGCCTCGATCATTATGTGGCATATGCCAGCGACTTCGCCTTCTGTCATAAAGTTAGAGTGACCCCACTTCATGTAGGTGCTTTTGCCACGTTGGTCATTTGATAGTGTTACTGTAAGCATCATTTCGTCTAATTCTGTAAAGGCAAGTGAGACAAACAATTGACGATAGTCGCCATGTTTGCCTTTGCCAGTAATCCATAGACAGTTTTCAACGGCATGTGCTTCTGAAGATAGGATGACAGCAGAAGCAGCTAACAACCTCTGCAAGTTTGAGTCAGAAAATACGTCCATCTGTCATCTTTCTTTTTGCTTCGACAAGCTTATGATCTGGCTTGTGTATTATTTCAGCACGAGAAACATAACACTCATAGCATTTTGTGTTTCCCGCTGCGTCAACAACAAAGCCACCTGTGCTACAATTTATCCATGCAGCACAGGATTGACATAGTTCCTGTCTATGCAGCTTTGAGCTTGTTTTTCGCTTTCTTGAACTCATCAGTCACCGTAGCTTTTGAAGATTTAGACAGTTTGCTAATCGTTGCTGTGTTGTTACGCCAAGCTCTGTCGATAGAGTCAACACTGTCTGATGCTTTAAAGGCATCAATGATAGTATTGATATCTTCTTCTTCCAGATCCATAGGCAAATCTTCACCAGCATAGACATTGAGGCCAAGACCGTGAAAGGCAATGGCTTTTACAAGGCAACGCTGTAGTGCTTTGTTGACCTGACCACCATCTGGGAAAGCAATAGACTGATTCTTCATGTCCATACAGTAGTGAATCTCTGTGTGAGATTGACCTTCGATTGTCACAGTAACAGCTACATATGTATGACCTTTAGTGTCACGCATAAATGGTAACGGATTGTTCTGGTTGTCATGGAAGATGTGCTTCTCAAAGGTAGCTGATGGATACTTCTCTTTGACGTAAGCCCATGCCCATGCCCATGATAGATAGTCGAAGCGACCCTTCTGCTCTACTTCTTTAGATACATCGAAACGTGATAGATTATGCCAGACTGAATCAGTCATCCTTATTCTCCTTAGGTGATATATGTGTGCATGTAAGCGTACCAGCACGAGAACGTGTGATACGAATCTTGTGACCCTTGAGGTTGCCATCTAGATCGTAATCCAGTCTGCGGCATTTCTCAGGTATAAGTTTCTTGAACATATCTTTGGCTTCATCTGCAACTTTGACTGCTTGCTTGCTGTCAATGATATGCTGCGCTTGGAAACCAAACAGATGATTGTCTTCATCGCACCAGCCATCGAGGTCTTTGGCATTCATAACAAACATGTCTGAATGATCGACAGGTGGCATTGCAATAGGATCATGTGGTGTCCAGCCTTGATAGTAAGACCAGAATGATTTGCAGTTTGATAGATAATCTTCACACCAGCTGTGATCTTTGGTAAGCATACGCCATTCAATACGGCAGCGAACACCAAACAAAGCAACAAAGTAGCAGCGGTCAACACCACTTACAATCATGTGATGCTGACATTGAGGCGCATAGAACTCTGCTAGCTCGTCAATGTCTTTAAAGCCGAAGTGCGCCTTGATCTCCAGAGCAGCATTATCACCAACAACACGCCCATCAAAGGTAGAATGGAGAGGCACATTGTTAACAAGAATAGTTTTGCCACCGCCACGGAAGTTGACCTGACGCCCTTCTTGCTCTGCCCATTTGTCGATGATGTATGGTTCAAGATAACTCCCTGTGTCCATAAGTAACTGGACTTGCTTGGTTGGTTTCCATACACGTTCACCACGCTTTTCTTGTACTAGCTTTTCCCACTCATCGTAGTTAGCTTCGACAATAAGTTTTGCATCGGATGAACCTATGTATGTTGCACGTTCCTTTAGTTGCGCTTCTGTAAGCATCAGTATCTCCCTTGATATAATTTAGGATTTAATCCGTCATCATATTCATTGGCTTGAAGCGTATCAGCGCATCTGTCACGAAACAGATCTTCATTGAAACGATTGTTTTGGGAAAATAGTCTTACCTTACGGATAAAGCTGTCTAGCTTCCGTGGTTGTATGTCGGCGGCTATTTCAGTGGCTAACCACTCAAAGTGCGCTCCTTTCAACTTCGGCATAATATTCTTCTCCTAGTATTGGTGATGGTGATATGTTTGTTATTGTTCCCATCAGGTCGTATATAGCGAGGTCGTATAGTGCCTCTTTGCCTGCTAGATAATATGGGCAAAAGTACGTTAACAAAAGAAACCTGTCTGTATCTTTGATAAGCACTTTATCACCGTCTTTTGGTTTTGCTTCTGGATCAACAAGCAACCAATCAGTTGAGTTTACTCCGTCTGCGTGTATTGAGATGTCTCTTGCTGGCATCTCGAATGGAAGTCCTGACATAATAACTACCTCCTTTTAATCAGATTGACTGATTTAATTGAGGAAATCAAGCTCAATTCACATTGCTATTGACTTAAACAATGTGAATAAGTTTATAATGCTTAACCTTGGAGGTTAACATGACATATGAGGACACATTTTTAACTGAGCTAGTTAAGCAGTTTGTAAAAAGACGGCATGAGTTAGGCATAACGCAAGGTCATGTGGACTCTATGATAGGCGTTGCGTCAGGACTGGTAGCTAAGTGGGAAAGCGGAAACAGAAAGCCAACATTGTTTAATGCACATTGTTGGGCTGAGGCTCTTGGTTGTCATGTTAAGTTAGAGGTTTACACAAATGATTTGCGGTATTGATCCAGGGTTAAACGGTGGCATTACGTTTATGTCTGAAAGACATTTAGTATGTAAACCTGTTCCTATAGAAACATATAGAGTAGCTGGTAAAACAAAAAAGTTTTTGTCTGTTGCCTCTATATGTGAATTGTTAGACGATTACTCCCCAAAATTAATTTTTATTGAGAAGCAGCAAGCAATGCCAAAGCAAGGCGTTGTCAGCACATTCCGTACTGGGTTTGGTTATGGCATTTATCTTGGTTTGATTGTGGCAATGGGCTACAAATTTGTAGAAGTTAGGCCGCAAGTATGGAAAAAGGATCTTGGCGTTACGTCTGATAAAGACCAAGCGAGACAGAGAGCAACCGAACTAATACCGGATGCCTCTGTCTGCTGGGAGAAACGTAGTCAAGATGGAATAGCTGAGTCAGCCCTCATAGCTTATTGGGGCATGAACAACTACTCTTTGGATTGAGGCCAATCACCATAAGGATCGAATCTAGGTGACATACCCATGTGCATCTGAAGGTGCGTTACTTTTTCCTTCTTAGTGCCTTGCTTTGGTGAGCCTGTTATGTACTGAGTAAGCATGTCGATCTGTTCAGTCTTGTATTTGTTTAGCCATTTGTAGTCTGGTTTGAACCAACCTTGTGACTCAACAACAGCTGGGGCTGTTTCTTGTAAGACCGCATTTCTGCAATCAGATTTGCTAATACCTGTAAGACATATCGCACTAAATAATCTAGATAGCTCTTTACGATCAAGATCGAGGCAATACTGTAGTGGAGCAATTCCATCATTGTCGAAAGCTTCACGAGCAGCTTCAATGTGGTGGTCAATAAACTTTTCATACTCAGGAGTAACGTAGTCATCTGGGTATTCCTCCGATGGGAAATGATTTTGATGGTCTGCATATATGTCACCAATGCGGTGAATATGTGAGTATGTATAGCCAAGCCTACGATGACAAAGCATAGCCATCATGTATTTAGTGAGGTCTGTGCTGTCAGCTTCCCACATTGCATCCTTTAGTGCTGTTGCATAATAGCCATTGAGCAAGTTCTCTTGAGGCTTTGTATATACTAAAGGGGTTAGCTCTATTTCTTCTTCTTCTTTTTCTAGTTCTGATTCTAGCTGTAGCTGTTCTTTGCTCATCATACGCAATTCTTTTAGTTGATGCGTGTATGAGTTGTAGGTAACAACGAGAATACAGTCTTCGTTAGGCACTTCTTTGTCATAGATAGTTGACCAGCCACGACATTGTGGTGAGTCAAAGTGATACTCATCTCTGAGATACACAACGTCCTGATAGCCTTCATCACGTTTGTCTTGGATATAGCCATCAATATGAGCGTTCTGATATTCCTCGAATTTCTGTAGGTTTGTTATAAAGCTTTGCTCACTGAACAGATCAGACTCAATGCCAAGGTCAGCAATGACCTGAGGCGATGGATTGTCGATGTCAAACAGCGCAGCAGACGTAGGCACTTTCTTCTGAGTCATAGATTGCTTGACCCATTGAACGTGTATCTCTCTGCCCTTGTGTTCTTCAAGGAAACTGTCTTGCTGTTCATGTGAACCAAGAGTCAATGCACTGGCAACGCCGATGCCAAACTCGTAATTACGAAACATTTCTTTGGCTTTGTCAGAAAGCTCCGATAACGCAATGCGTTGCTTAACCCATTGATTTGTTTGACCAAAGCGTTTGCCAACAGAGTCGAAGTCTTCTTCACCATCAGCACAAAGAGCGTGGATTACATCGCACTCGTCAAGCGGGTGCATGTCTTCACGCATCATGTTGGCATGTAAGCCAATCTCATTGTCATTTTCAAAGACTTCAATACAGTTAATTTCGTTAGCTGCTTGATTGCCGTATAGTTTCTTGAGTGCTTCAAGGCGGCGGTTGCCATCAATAACTTCGTAGCCTTTACCATTCTTACGAATGACTAGGTTGTGCAGCATGCCCTGAGATTCGATTGAGGCGGCAAGTGACTTGATGCTATCAGGTGATGATTTTACCTGACGTACATTATTCTTAGCTGGTTTAAGCTGATTTAAGGGTATTTGAAGCATCTTTGCTCTCCATTAGTAAATAACGATCTCCTGATTCCAGTTTATTGAAGAAGTCGAACTCCCTGTTTTCATCTGGAGATACATGAACGGTATGAACCGTGTTTCTGCCTTGTTTGAATCTGATCGTAACCCATGATGGGTCTGTGTTGTCAAACTCAAGCTTGTCGATTGTTAAGATACAATCGCTACGATAGTATTCGCTCATTTTGTTAGTCTTCCATGATTTTATCTGTGATGAACTTTGATACGAACGCCACTGAGATCCATAGAGGCGCACCGATTACACTGACTAGCAGAGTTGGATTGATGCCTAGACCAATCAGCATAAGCAGCAGTGTGAATGTAAAGAAGAGGTGAACAGTGACGAACCAGCCAAGCCATGTCGTCTTGCGATTGATGAAGCGTATTTGTCTGAGATTGTTTAGCATTGTGCATCTTCCTTCTCCTTGGAAACAATTACGATGCCTTTAGCATTGCATGTTTCGCAGTCTTCGGGAACCACATCTACCATCATTTGAGGCATCCAAGAGCTTCTGTCGTGGTAAATGTTTTCGACATATTGGAATCCTTTGCCGTCACATTTGCGGCAAGAAATTAGATCTCCATCTTTCATAACAATCTCCTAGAACCTTGGCTCATCGTTGTTTGAGGCGAGTTCAAAATGCTCTGCAACAACGTCCATGTTGTAATTGCAAGCTTTGAGTATTTTGTCATAGGTAACATTGGGGTCGCCATCAAAGGCATTGGCTTCTTGTGCGCTCATAAGATCTATGAGGCGCATTACTTCGTCATCAATTTTGAGCGTGATTGTCATCACTACCTCCTAACAGTGGTGGGGAAAGTGAGGAGAGAGTGGAGGTAACACACCCTCTCCCCTTCCGATCTGTAACTACAGTCAGAGGCATGAATGTACGCATGCCACTGAAAGGATGAAGAAGCTACTAGAACGGAATGTCTTCGTCAGGAGCCTGAGCTTGTGCTTGTGGCGCAGCGTCACCACCTGACTTACCGCCCATGCGGAATGTTGATCCCGCACCAGCTAGTTTGATTTTGAATGAGCGTTGCTTCTGCCCATCCTTCTCGTATTCCTCGATGAGAGGCATACCTTGAACGAATACAGTCGTACCCTGGCCGACATATTTCTCAATGACGTTGGATACAAGACCCTTGCCATTGCTGCCGTCCCAAGCCTCTACACGATACCAGTGGGTGTTCTCCACTTTCTCGCCTGACTTGTTGGTGTAGTTCTCATTCACAGCGATTGAGAAGTTAGCGACCTTAGTGCCGTTAACATCCCGAATCTCTGGGGCTGAACCTACATTACCGGAAACTGTGATTTGTGCGAAGTTCATCCTATTTCTCCTTTGCGTTAGAGGATGATTGAAGGTGAGGCATCACGTCTAGCCTCTGTCACTGCATTGCGTCCCTGCTAGCTGGGCAACAGTGTCAATACTTGATCAACGAGGTGGAACATCCACCCATTGAACTTTGTATTTATTCCATCTTGGCTTCTGATAACCTATGGTTTTCTTCATAGCAAACAGAACTATTGAGATGATTGAGCCGCCGAGAACAGCGGCCATCATGCCAGCGAATGTGCCAAAGAACATAACCATAAGCAACAGTGAGGCACCGATGTCAACAAAAACATCGAAAGCCAAGACACGTTTGATATTGAGTTTGGCTAAAAGGAATAAGATACCACAAGCTGAACATATGCCAGCGAATATGTAAAATATCATGGAAACCTCCTATTTTGTCAAAAATGACCAACCCTTTTTCATG